CTGTTTCAGTCTATTATCATTTATTTGCATATGTCGCAAAATTGCAATTCCCACAAATGCGAGAACGAAAAGAGCTTGTAGGGTCGTACAACGACCTTGCCGAAAAGCTAGGGTGTTCGCGCCGGACGATCTACAACGCCACGCAAAAACACCCGCCAGACGCACCGAAAGCTAACGCTCGCGGCGATCATGACGTTGCCGCGTGGCGTGCTTTCTTTGCCAAGCATGGAATCGAGGGCGAGGCGAGAAACAGCGGCGAAATGGGAATGGCCGAACTGAAAGCCTTCGAGATGCGCCTAAAGTGCGAGGCACGCGAATTAGCCATTGCCGAGATTCACCGCCGATTGATTCCAGCGGAGGAAATCCGCACAAAGCTGCAACTGGTATTCTCAGCACTGCGCACGACGATCAACAACGTTTCATCACGAGCGGCAGCTAAGCTCATCGGCCTGACTGAGTATCACGAGATTGAAGAAGTCGTTCAGAAGGAAATTGACCTTTGCTTGCGGGTTATCTCGAACGTTCGATTCATCGAAGATGCTGCCGCGCTGACTCCTGAAAAGATCAAAGCCACGCTAACCGATGAGGACGACGAGAAGCCAGCGAAGCAACCGGCAAGGGGGAGGGCATGACCGCGCTCGACAACCTGCTAGCCTCCCTGCTGTCTGCGATCTTCACGCCGGTTGAACGTCGCGAAGTCTGGCAATGGGCAGACGAGCATTTTCGTATCCCGCAGATCGTCGGCTCGCCGAATCCAGGGCCGTTTGATTCCAACGAGGTGCCACCGTGGAAAAGCGTCTTTGAGCAATACTGGCGGCGCGATGTGCATTTTATCACGATTTGCAAGTCTGCCCGTGTCGGCGGAACTTTGTTTTCCATCCTGGCGCTTTCACATAAGGTCGATATTTGGCCTGGCCCTATTCTTTGGGTCGATCCAACGCGCAAGACTGCCGTGCGCGTGAGCCGAAACGAAATTGAGGCTTTCCTGCTGGAGTGCGGGCCGGTCAAAGCCAAGGCCGTCATAGACAAAAAGCACTGGACGACCTTAGAGCGGCATTTCCTAGGCTGCACGTTTGGCATGGTCGGGGCCGGTTCCGCCGCGGAATTGGCAGGCAGACAAGCCGAGCTTCTAATCCTCAACGAGACGGACAAGCTAAAGCACGACCTGAAAGCCGAAGCGCCGCCGCATGAGTTAGCTATTGCCCGAACGAAGCAGTTCAGACACACGCGCAAGATTATCGAGAACAGCACGCCGACGACCGAGCGAGCGCGGGCATGGTCTAGGTTCAAAGCCGGAAACCAGCAGTATTGCTACCTCCCCTGCCCGCATTGCCGTACGATGCAACGGCTCACCTTTTTCAGCGAAGAGAAGGAGGTTCCATTTTGTGAGGATGGAACGCCATTGCCGGAAGGCGAAACGCGAGTCGAGAAAACCGGACGATTCAAGTTTGACCATTGCCGCGACGGCGAGGGCGAACACGCGGCGTTTGATCATGATGAGGTTGAACGATCCACCGTTTACGAATGCGGCACATGCCAAAAGGACATCAACCACACATCGCTTAACTGGATGCTGCGCCGCCACCAATGGCGAGCGCACAGGCCGAATGCTCCAAAGGATCACGTTAGCTTCCATTTTTGGGCGGCATACTCTCCCTTTGAGCATTGGGGAGTAGTCGCCAAGAAGTTCCTCGCGGCTCGTGGCAGCATTGGCCGGATGCACGACTTTTATAATTCCGACCTTGGCTTGCCATTCGTGAGGCATGCCACGGAGATTAAAGAGGATGATTTAGACCTCGTGGTGAAGCGCTCGCCCGAATACTTCCTGCGGCAGATTCCGCGAAAGCCGCTATTGCTCACGATGACGGTCGATGTCCAGCAGTCGTGTTTCTGGTGGTCGATTCGCGCATGGGGCCTGCTCGAAGATCACGCCGACGTTCCCACATGGTCAGCACTGATTGATTACGGCTCCGCAGTCTCGTGGGCGCAGATCGAGGAAATCGCAGGCATCACGCCAGACCGCGACGGCAAGACGAACAAGTACATTTATGCTGACGAGTTCGGCGAAGTAACAGAGCACACGGTCTATGCTGGACTAATCGACTCAGGGTTTGAGGCGAAGAGTAACAAGAATGTTTATGCGTTCTGTATTCGCAATGCCGACGTTTTCAGCCCGTCCAAAGGCGGCGGCTGGCAACAACTTCGCGGGATGACGATTCGCAGTTCTCCGGTTGAGGATGACCAATTAGACCTGCTCTGGTACGAGGATGATGGATTTAAGCAGCAACTTTTCTACCACTCCATCAAGGAAGGCAAGGCGCTTTGGTGGTTGCCGCGCAACATCGATGCAACTTACAAGGCGCAGCTGATGAGCGAGCGAACAAAGGAAGTCACGCAGCCAGACGGGAGCACGAAGCTATCATGGGTAGTCGAAGGCGAGGACGGGAATCATTTGGCTGATACTGAGAAAATGCACTTAGTCTTGAGCGAAGTAATCGAGCAGGGAGAAGCTTTCACGATTGCCCGCGACGAACTGAACGCAAAAAACAAGGTTGCGCCAGTTACATAGAGCGCGAGACTTGCTTACTTTGACACGCGCAGCGGAATGACGACCTTTGCTTCTGAATAGCGAAGGAGAGTCCAAATGTTTCACATGTGAAACATCCGCCGATGACCGTTGAAACCTTCGCAGACATACTAGCACAAGAAATGGAAGCGGATCAATCGACCGCCTTCGTGGACTCATTGATTAAAGATGCTCGTGCTGCGATCAAAGCAGGCAAAGGAACCATCGCCAGCCTTAGCAACTCAGGACTCAACGGCAAGACTTTCACCCGGCAAGTGCATTTGAGCGCTGCCGAAGTTCTGCAAGCCTGCCGTTTCGCGTTGGCCCAATACCTAAACGACGGCGAGGACGACACGCGGGTCAGCTCTAGCCGTCCCGACTTTTCCCAAATGTGCCGATGAGTGATGTAATCCACAACGGCCAAGGAATCTCGGCATACGATGCGGCCTCACAGTCGCCGAACCGGAGTAGCTTCGTCGCCTTCCCTAACAACTCGCGGCGCGAACTAACAAGCGGCAACCGTCGTGAGATTGTCCGCAAGTCTCGCGCCCTTGAAGCCAACTGCCCCTTTCTGACTCGCATCGTGCGCAAGTATGCGCGGCACGCAATCGGCAGCGGCATTCATTTCCGCATCTTGTCGGAAGATGAGACGTTTAACGATGCCGCACGCCGCGATGTAGAGGAATGGTGGAACAACCCCGGCACCTATTCGGTCGATGGCAGCATAGACGGATGGACGGCAAAGCGGCTCGCTGTGGAGACGATGATTATTGACGGCGAGTTCAATGCGGCGATGACCAAATCAGCAGATTGGCCGATGCTTCAACCGCTCGACGTTTTCGAGATTGAGACGCCGAATCCTTTGCGCGGCAGCGAGAAGCCGACCGATTGGGACGACGGCATTAGAATCAACGAACTGGAGCGCCCGATTGAATACGCCGTGAAGTCTTTGCCTCGTGGCAACCTGACGCAGGATGCGAAAGGTTATTCATACGTCCCGGCCTTGTCGATGATCCACATTCACCGCAGGCGCAGGATTCGCGGGCATCGCGGCTTGCCGTGGGGTTACTCTGGCTTGAACAAAGGAATCGACGCCCTCGATCTTGCCTCGCTTTGCACCGGCACGGCCAAGCTACATTCTGCGCTCGCTGTAACGGTTAAGCGGACAGGGCGCAAAGGTAAGCGCGGAGCAATCAGCAAGATCACAGACGGCAGCGGAGGCGTTGATCCTACCGACACGACCGCGCTCGAAAAGGTGTACGGCTCGATGATTAACTACGTCGGCGAAAACGGCGAGATTGACCTCAAATCTAGCTCGCATCCGACCGTGAATTTGATGGAGTTCATCAAAATGCTGTTTGCCGAGATGAGCCTTGGCTTTGACGTTCCTGTTTCCGTCATGTGGTCGCTGTCTGAAATCGGCGGCACCGCAGTTCGCTCCGACATGGAGGACGCACAGTCGAGCTTCGATGTCGTGACTGACATGATCGTTTGGCACTATGTGCGCCGCGAGGTTATCTGGAAGATTTCAACCGCGATTAACAGCGGACGAATCGCCGCACCGAAAGACCCGTACTGGTACTCCAAAATGGTGTTTCGCGGGCCGCGCAAGCTCACTGTTGACGTTGGCCGCATGGCGTCGGCGTTCAAGACGCTCACCCGCAACGCAGGTATGAGCATTCCTCGATTCCTTGAAGAGCAAGGATTCGACGCATACGAAGAGGCCCGCGATAATAATAAGTACCTCAAATACATCAAAGAGCTTTACGAGTCCACAAACGTCCCGGTCGAATGGGTGTATGAACCGACACCCGGCACCGTGAACCAGATCAACGTCAACCCATCGCAAGAATGAAGACTTATCCGCAGCTTACCCGTAAACTGTTCTGCTCACCTTTGATGCTTCATGCGCCGACTCGCGCAGCATTTGAAAGCGTTCTTACCGGGCGCATGTTTGGCAAGACTTCCGACGAGGCACTACCCGTGGCGATCATCAACGACAAGCCTGTTTCTGCCCGCACGCAGAGCATTTACCGCACCTTTAACAATGTTGCGGTTATCACCATCGACGGCGTGATCGATAAGCGCATTTCAGACTTCGATGCCGAGTGCTACGGAGGTGTAGATTTGGCCGACGTAGATGCCGCGCTCTACCTCGCCGACAATGACGACGAGATTGATACCGTGGTTATCGACATTCATTCCCCAGGCGGTAGCGTCGTCGGCGTTGCTGACACGCATGCCCGCATTAAAGCGATGTCGGAAACGAAGGAAATCCATGCTTTCGTGAATGCCATGTGCTGCTCTGCCGGTTACTACCTCGCCAGTGCCGCCGACGTAATCAGCGCGTCACCGTCTGCCATCGTGGGGAGCATTGGCGTGTACTGCGGCATTCTCGATGCGAGCGAGCATTACGCCGCGCTGGGCTTGAAAATGCAGTTCATCCAAGGCGGCGAGTTCAAGACCACGGGCAGCGAGTTCAAGCCGCTGAACGATGAAGAAAAAGCGATGCTTCAGGCTGGCGTGGACAGCACTTACAATTCATTCAAAGCAGCATGTTCAGAGCGTCGGGCAATCGCTGATTCATCTATGCAGGGTCAATGGTTCACGGGAGCAGAGGCCAACACGCTTGGACTGGTTGACAAACTCACCGGAGCAACGCTTGACGAGTATGTGTCGAGCATTCTTCTAAGCCGCTAGTTTGACACGGTGGGGCATGGCAAGACCATGTTCAATTCCACCGAAATCGCCAAGCTACAAACTCGCATTGCCGAGCTTGAAGGCATCTCCACCGAAGCAACGGCTAGCATCGCTGGCCTTAAAGCCTCGCTCGCCGAATCTTCAAGCACTATCGCCGCACACGTTGCGACGATTGGCGAACTAAACGCCAAGGTTGAAGCCGCCGAGGCTGCGATTCAATCCGAGGTGACTAACCGCCTCGCTGCCGCTGGCATTGATCCAATCGCCCGCGCTGCCGCCGTGGAAACTCAAAACCAACTCACTCGCGCCGAGTTCGGCAAACTCTCTGCCAAGGCCAAGGCCGCGTTCTGTACGAGCGGCGGTGTCATTATTTAACGAAATACCAGAAACCACCAGATAATACCACACGACCATGGCTAATACCCTCACCAATCTGATTCCAGTCGCCTATCAAGCCCTCGATGTCGTCTCCCGCGAAATCACCGGCTTGATTGCATCCGTCAATCTCGACTCCGCCGCTGACACCATTGCCAAAGGCCAGACGATTTACTCGCCTGTCGCTCCGGTTAACACGACCTCGACCATTACGCCAGCAATGACGACCACCGCCGCGTCTGACCAGACTATCGGCACCAAGTCGCTCGTGGTCGATTCCTTCAAGACCTCCGGCTTCAACTGGACGGCCGAAGAAGAGTTCGGCATCAATTCCGGCCCGCGTCTTGAGCGCATCATGGCCGATCAAATGGCGCAGTGCTTCCGCGTCCACATTAACGAAATTGAAGCGGCCCTCTGCCTCGCTGCCGCTAATGGCGCTTCTCGTGCTATCGGCACGACTGCTGGCACCGCTCCGATTTTGGCAGACTTTGCCGGCGCGCAGAAGATTCTGACCGACAATGGCGCACCACAGAGCGACCGTCACGCGATCATCAACACCGCCGCAGGCGTTGCCCTTCGCGGCACGAGCAACCTCTACAAGGTCAACGAGTCCGGCGATGCCTCCATGCTGCGCCAGGGTTCTCTTGGCAGTCTCTACGGCTTCAACATCCGCGAGTCTGCTGGCATCGTGAGCACTGCCGCTGGCGGTATGGCATCCGCTACTAGCACGAGCGCCGCCTTCACCGTTGGGCAGACCGTGATTCCTCTCGCTACCGCTGGCACTGGCGTGGTTGCTGCTGGCGACATTGTGACGTTTGCCAACGACACCAACAAGTATGTCGTCGCATCCGTCTCCTTCGCTGGCGCAAACCCTGCCTCTGGCGACAGCATCACCCTTGCCGCTCCCGGTTTGCGCGTTGCTCAAGGTGCCGCTACTCGCGCCATCACGGTTTTTGCCACGAGCGCCCGAAACCTTGCCTTGAGCCGCAACGCGATCACGCTCGCCACGCGTCTGCCCAAAGCTCAGGCTGGCGATCAGGCCACCGACCGCTATGTCATCACCGATCCAAACACCGGCATTGCCTTTGAAATCGCGATGTACCCCGGTTATCGGATGGTCAAGTATGAGGTTTCCATCGCCTACGGCATGACGGTTATCAAACCGGAGCATCTCGCGGTTATCATCGGCTAGTTTTGTGTGTCATATTGGGTAGTGAACGCCGCTCCTTAACCGGGGCGGCGTTTTCATTTTGACAGTGCCAACAAAGTATGTCCGC